CTCTTCAACACTCCAGCGGGCTTGTTTCTCGCTCATATCATTACCGGGAGGGACAACCCTCCCGCCTCCCTCATGCCACGTATTCGGGCTTCATATCGAGCAGGGTAACGGCAAACTGGTCATACAGTTCGTCGCCCAGATGGCGCTTCGCAGCAGCCAGTGCTTGCTCTGCTTTGGCGAACTGCTCTGCAGCATCCGGTTCGTCAGGCTGGGGCAGGGAGTTGATCGCCGCTTCCACCTTGTTGCGGGCGTCTACCAGGTAGTAGCGCCGTACGGCTTTGTTTTTCAGTTCAGTGAACAGCGCCGAACCGAGAGTAGTTTTGGCCGCTTCGATATCCACCCGCACTGCTTTTGCGTTGTCGACGTCCTGAGCCGCTTCAATGCGATCCCGAAATTCATCGGCCAGGACATCGATGTTGGAAGCAGATTCCTGCGCGCTGTGAGTTGTTGTTACGCTGTCACCTTTGATATCAGCCAGGCTTACGCGCTGGACGGGGGCTAAGTTGATCTCTTTCTCGGTACGCTGCTCAACTTCATCCGGGGTATAAACCCCCAGGACGACAGCAGGACAGTAAAGGCGGGCCCAGTATTTGAGGGCCAGATAAGCAATCTGCTGTTTAGGGTTCGAAATCCAAAGTGGAGAGTTACGCGTAATAACGCTGGACAGGAACACCGGTTCGCCCCAGGTAATATCACTTTCGCCGCGAATGACGGCTCCCACACGAACCGACAGGCCTTGCTCATCAGCACTGGTCCAGCCGCGTACCATTTCTTTTTTATCGTACGTCCCGCCGCCTTTTGCAGGCTTCTTCACGATCTCTTCACGGCTGCTGGCACATTTCGACCAGTCACCTTCGTACTCATAGTGAAAGCGCCCCACAATGGCGTTTGAACTGGAGATCACCGCGTTAACCAGCTGGGCTTCGTAGCCAAGCACACCGTTTACCAGGTGCGTTTTCTGCGCCACCGCGTACGGGTTCATTCCCCATTGCATTGCCTGCATGATGATGGCCATGCAATCAGCCGGATTACCTCTAAGGTGCTCAGGAACGGTAACGGCGGCCTGAGACATCAGGCCAGCTACAGCCTGGAGCTGGGTTAAGGCCTGCACATTGAAAATGGCGTTATTGGCTGAAATGGTATTCGGTGCCTGCTGTTCTGATGTGATGATGTTCGTATTTTCCATGGTCATTCCCCTTATGCCTGGGCACGCAGCGCTTCAAGGCGGCGCAGATCGAAGTCGTCAAGTTCATCGGTGTAATCGTCAGTGATCGGAGCTGGCCACTCTCCCGTGTCGAACCCGGTAGCGATAGCGCGCATGGTTTTGCGGTATTCCAGCATGCCCAGTTCCAACAGCTCTGCAGATGCCTCGATAATGGCTATCCAGTGGTAGTTCTCGTCTTTGTTGACGAAAATCCAGAAGAACTGATCCAGCGCTGCGGTTTCGCAGTACATGGCCGCGCTCAGGTGGTAATCACGCATCCGAATCTCACGACGCAGCCGCGCTTTGAGCGCATCTGCTTTTACATCCCACATGCTGATAGTTTTGAGATCGGCACCGATGCGGACGCCGTCAAGCTCGATCTCGAGATCCGGGCGCACGCGGATTTCGAGGCCAGTCTCTTCATCAATGCCGAAATAGCTGGTCTCTACGACGCGGCTCGGGTGCGTCAGCAGCATGCCGGAGGTCGGATGCGCCAGTAATGCAGACTGAATGGCCCGTGCGGTCGCCAGCTGCTGCTGGGTTACCAACACCTTGCCTTCCGGATTCTCGCGCCAGGCATCCAGCAGCTCGTCGGCAAACACAGCATCTGGTTTTACTGCCTTGACGGACTGAATCAGGTCGGCCTTCGTACCCGAAACTTTCAGTGGCTGTGGCTTCTGCGCTTCCTGCGCTACCAAGTCGGGATTGATAATTGCCAACTGCTCGAGTAGTGCTTCACGGCTGCCGCTGGTTTTCACCGGAGCGGGCAGGGTGGCGTTGTACTCTTTTATGCAGGCTTTCATAGCTGCAGCGGTCTGCTTCTTATCAGACTCGATGCGCTGGAACTCTTCCGGCAGCTCCATATAGCTTTCTGCGGTTTCGTCTACTGCTGCGCCCAGCGGCAGCTGCGCTGGCAGGGTGGCGTTATGGGCCTCCAGCAGCGCTTTGATATCATCAGCGCTCAGCTGCGGCGGCAGGCTGGCGTTGTACTCGTCAATGCACTCGCGGATCGTCGCCGTGGTGGTGAGTGCACCTTCCGGGATCTCCGGCTCAATGCTGAACTCGGCGGCCAGCGTCTCCGGCTGCAGCGCAAGCGCATGCACCAGATTGCCCATGTCGAGAACCTTCGACCGCTCCTTCTGGATGGTCTTAGAGACGTGGCGCGCTTCGAAATACATCAGGGAGACACGGGCATCCTTCACCTGGGTGCTGCTGATGCCGTTCGCGGCATGGTAAAAGTCGTTCGGCAGACCTTCATAACGGCCTGGCTCGAAGTAAGCTGGCCATTCCTTAGCAGCAGCCTCTGGCTCGGAAATATCCGCTACCGGTTCTATTTCTGTCATTTCTGGTTCGGTTGGAGGTAATTCCGGCTCATCCTGGATAAGAGCATCAATATTTTGGTCCAGATCGGGGGCAACGTTGCGCGTCAGTTCTGGTGTGGCAGCGGCGAGGATATCCGCCGGGCGTACGCTAATTGTTTGCGCAGCAGCTTCATTAACGATTTCGACTGCTAGTAACGCATTACCAGATTCGACTTTGCTCGGGTCAGTCTCTTCCATCTGCACACTGCCAACGATCTCCACTTCCTGTTTTGCGACTTCGTTTGAGGGGGCATTGATGACCGGGTTAGCTTTTTCTTCCAGCAGACCATCGATGGAAAACATGCCGCTGCCGAGGTTGGCTACTTCTGGCTGAGCGGTGGTGACGCGCTGGTGTGACGGCTCGGTGCCCTGAATGTCTCCGGCAACCACGGCCGCGCTGTCAATCTGACGCGCAGCGGCGAGGATACTGGCCTCAGGTGTATCATGCTTATATTCATTGAGCGTCGCGCTGATATAGCCTGTCATGCGATCCGGGAACGGTGTTATGCCTGAGGACGCTTCGCGGATGAGCGCAAAAATTGCAGCGCGCGAGTAATCCAGGATACCTGCAGTTTTACGCAGTGCTGCGGACCACTCCTTCCAGGGACTTTCTTTTGCAGCAACAATGTTTTTAGCCCGGCGGTGAATAGAGCCGGGGATATTGTAGATATCAAAATCCATCGGCAGGGTTGCGCAGGCGATCTCAATATCAAGTGTGTCCAACGTATGCTCATAGTCTGCATTACGGTCTGTTTTGATGCCGCCGCCCGCGTTCGTGCCGGTGTCGGTGCGCTGAATGGTTGAAACCCGGTTGCCGTTAATCCATTCCTTAGCGAGCAGGCCGCGATCGATATAGTCCGTTGTTTTCCAGGCCTTCATGAACTGGAGCATCAGGGATAGATCAGGCGTCGCTTTTTCAGAAGGAAAAACGCGCTTAACAGCATCGGTAAGCCTCCAGAACTCGAAGTCACGAAGATTTTTCATCCCTTCGACATTCTCGGCGGCCAGCAGCAGGTTTTGCACGTAGGAGTTATCGGTGTCCATTTCCAGCTGGCGCACAGTATTCAGTTGTTCATTGTCAATGTGGTACGCGTATTCCTTCTCGGTAATAAACTGCGCGAGGAGGCGGTGACGGAACGACAGCGTAGGAACAGCGTGCAGTTCGGTAATGTCCCTATCGCGAAATGCCTGTACGAGAGCCTGGGCTTGGGCAACTTCTTCAGGCGTAGCTTCCTGCCGAACTGTTTCACTGAAAGCAAGCGCATCTTCACCAGGTTCGCTGGCGTCGGCGAGTTCAGCGGCGGGCAGTTTGCCGCCGAGCCAGTCTTCGACCAGTTGGGCACGTTCGCCGACCTCTGCTTTAACCCAGCTCGACATGAAAGCAGCCAGCAGCGCGGGTTCGTGTTCTTTCTCCTGCGAGAAAACGTCTTTGACAGCCTGCACCAGTTTCCACTCAGCGTGAAGGCTGAGTTCGTTCATATCAGGAACTTCATTTTTGGCCTGCAGCAGGTTTTGGAAATAAACATTTGCCTCATCCATAGCCAATTCGTTGGCGACAATCTGTTGTTCTTGGCTGATCTCCGAATGGTATTTTTCGCCCAGCAGATGGACGGCGAAGCGGACAGACGGGGTGCGATTTTCAAGCTGGGAGGTGTTGCGCGCATCAACGGTATCCTTAGCCGTAGCCGTAGCCGTTACCGGCGCGGCAGGGAGATCTGCATCGTTGATGGTGCTGGCCGGGGCAAGGTCGGTTTCATCCTGTGCCGCGGGGCCGGGGATCACGTTCCAAGTACGCTGGTCGTCAGCCAGTTGATAGCGATCGCACCAGGTGAAGTCGACGACGCCTTCTCCAGGCAAGTCGTTAACAACCGGAAAATCGGTGCGGATCGGTTTGGCGTAGTCTTTGCCTCGGCCAGTTTCGATGCCTGTATCTTCCAGCTTAACATCGAGCGTCAGGGCGGCTCGTGCTTCGGTTTTGGCACTGAACCAGATAACGCCGTCAGGTTTCCCCGACTTCTGCGTTGCCTTGATTAAGTAGAAAAATTCCATGTCAGATCCTCATTTTTGGATGTAAGATCCCCGGGCCAGAGATAGCGCCCATTGGGTGTTGTTTAGGTTTGATGAAGATTCCGGTGTACTTTGGTCGGTGGCACCGGACGTAGATCCCGCCTTGCGCGGGGCTACGTTAGCTTTCGTGGGCCATCTGGTCGTACGAAGCGCAGCGATCAGAACAGTAATCGCGTTGCTCGCGGTCCAGCAGCGCGCCGCGAATGAAAAGCAGGGTGTTTTTAACTTCTTTCCCTTCCTCAATCGACTGGCGGCAGTAGGCGCATTTGGTTGAGTTACACATCATCAACTCCTCGTAAATGCATAGTGGTATCTGCCGGCACTTCATCGGAGCGAATAATTTGTTTCACCGGATAACAGTTGCCTGCCACCTGCTGCTCAACGGCCGCCGCTTCACACTGGCTCTCGTTTTCATACACACCCAGCACCGCATCCTGAAATTCGCCGTTGGTCATGCCCACGTTTAGCACTAGCGCGAATAGCGTATTCATTTAGTGCGTCCCCGCCGGTACCAGATGCGGCTCAATGTTGCGAGCGGCATATGGGCGGCGAATGTGGCGCAGGTTGCCCTGCGGCTCGTGCCAGTAGGTGCCATCGGTGTAGTTAAAAGAAACGAGCCAGGCTGCGCCGGTGCGCTGGTTGCGCATTGGAACTGCCTTCCCGCTGTTTGGTACTGCCTGATTGGTAGTTGCCATCTCATCCTCCCGGTCTTTCCCGGCGTCAGAACGTTTATCGGAGCAACGCAGCGCGTTGTTGATGAGTGAATTAAACAACAGGTTTAAATATAGGTCAAGTTTGTTTTCAACAACAAGTTTAAAAAAATAGAGGGGCGTAAAAAAACCGGCACATGGCCGGCTAAAGAAAAATGGGCTGGTTTACTTCGCTTTCTTTGTCTCAAGCATTTCTGCAAACAGAGCTGCGTACTCACTAACACGACTGTTAAACATTGCGAGCATCTCGCGCTGAGCCGATTTTGGCATCTGTCTGAATAAGTGCAAGAGTTCGACTTCTTGCTCTGAAAGACTCTCCAGAGGATTTGAGGGCGTATACAAGGGATCATAATCAAGTGCGCCATAGGGCAAGCTATAATCAGCTTCTATCCTGCGGGCAATGTTATCTGTAATGATCTGTTTACCGTCATTGATGTCTTGAAGACGCTGCTTCTCCGTTGGGCTATCGCTCTCTGGCAAACCTGCTGCGAAATAATGTTTGAATCTGTTCAAACGGATTTGCTCAACAGTAAGGATGTCGTCCGGATCCCCTTTGAGCAGCCAGTCTATCGAAACCTTTAATGCATCTGCTATGCGTTGCGCAGATTCTCTCCCTAGTTCCCCACGAGTGAACCAGTTATTAACTGCTTGCGGCGACACGCCAACCTGTCTGGCCAGTTCAGATTTGGACATCTTCTTGGCTTTGAGGATTTTTGTTAGCCGATCTGATAGCGCTGAATCTTTAATTGTTTCTTCTTTCATATCAACATTATAAACAGTTTGTTTAAATATCGAAATAAACAGCATGTTGAAATTAATTGACGACAATTTAAACTTGTTGTTTAATTTACTCCGTTGAACTCTCACGGAGGTTTTATGGATTCCCTTCAAAAAGCGATTGCAGAAGCAGGCTCGGCGTCAGCACTGGCACGTGGATTAGGCGTTTCGCCTATGACTATAAGTCTATGGCGCACCCGTTCTAGTGGCGTAGTACCAGTCGATCGCGTAATGGCAATTTTCGACCTAACGGGGGTAACTCCCCACGAGCTTCGTCCTGATATTTACCCCAACCCAACAGATGGTTTGCCACGGCAAGAGGCTTAATCATGCAAACACTTACTTTTCAAAAGAGTACCTCTTTTTCACAGTCAGCGATGATAAATCGCTCTCAAGTCAAAGAGCCTAACCATGTCGATATCCGCGATGCCGTCCGCGCCTGGTCAGCGGTTGCCGGTCAGGATGTCGTTGCTGCTCACATCGTGGATCAGTGGCGCAGCTGTGGTGGGGAGGGCATCAAGTTTTCGGAAGATATTAGCCGGGCCCGGCAGAAGTTATTCCGCTGGCTCGATAACCGTTTCGATACCGATGACTGCCGGGATCGGGTTCGTCAGCTGACGCCAGCTATTCTGGCTGTTCTGCCGCTGGAGCATCGCGGTTCGCTGGTGGGCGGAGACTGCAAAATAACGCGGCTGGCGCATGCCGAGAAGGAGGTTGCCGAGGCGAAGCGGGCTATTTTGTTAGACGCGCCAAGACATCAGAAGCTTAAAGAAATGAGCGAGGGGATCGTGTCGATGTTTCGGCTTGAGCCGGATCTGGCCGGGCCGCTAATGGCGATGGTAACGACAATGCTGGGAGGGATATGACAGGCCTGAAAATGGTGAAAGCCGCGGTGCGTGAACACCAACGGCTTTCGGGTGCAATTACGGTCAGCAACTGCGAGGTCATTATGACAAACGCTAATTCAAAACACCATGCGAAAGGGGCATAGCTATGTCAAATGTCGCTTACGCCGATTTTGCGGCACGTACTGCCGCCAGGAGCAACAGGATGGAGAACCAGAAGACCGGTTTCATCCCGTTGTACCGGAGTGTTCTGAAGCAGCCCTGGGGCAAAGACGTATATCTCCGCACCCTGTGGGAAAACCTGCTTCTTACCGCTGCGAGGCAGCCATACACGGCCAACTTTAAGGGCCGTCAGTGGCCATTGCAGACCGGACAACTGGTGACCACCACAGCCGATCTGGGGCTGGCTTTATGCGACCGGAAAGGGGAACCCACCAGTCGTCATGCAGTGGACCGTATGCTCGCCTTTTTTGAGAAAGAAGGGATGATTACTACCGCCGGAGAGCGCCGGAAAGGCACGGTGATCACCATCACAAATTACGCGCTTTATGCTCAAAAAATGGACGATTTACCCGCGCATAATGCCGCGCATAACAGTGAGCATAACCCCGCGCATAACGAATCCAGTAACGGTGCGGCTTCGGCAGGTGATGCCGCGCATAAACCCGAGCATAAGGCCGCGCTTAAGCGCGCGCATCATGAACAAGAAGTATTATTAAATACTAACGTATTTAATGATCGTCAGAAAAAATCCAAATCTCTTCCTGATGCTGCAGTTCAGACCCCTGCAGGTGACAAATGGGGTAATGCTCAAGATCTGCAGTGCGCAGAGTGGATGCTCGCCCTGCGCAACATCACCAAGCCTTCGATGAAAAAACCGAACCTGACCACTTGGGCGAATGACATCCGCATGATGCGCCAGCTCGACGGTCGCACACATCGCGAGATCTGTCTGCTTTTCAAATGGGCAGCGCAGGATTCATTCTGGCACAAAAACATTCTTTCGCCCGCCAAGCTGCGTAAGCAGTGGGACACACTGGTGCTGCACCACGAGGATGGCAGCCGTAAGACCACCAGCGATGCACCGGCCAGTGACGCGCACTGGAACAGCCCTGAAGCCTGGAAGGATTTCATATGAACCACGATCTGTTTCATGCAGTACAGAGCCGCGACGGCGAAATGCTGGCGCGTATGGCGGGCGGCAGACGTGAGCAGGCCAAGGTGATCAACAGCGATGCCGAGCGCATGGTGGATCTCCTGTTCAGTCAGCTCAAGCAGGTCTTTCCGGCGTCCACGCAGACCAACCTGCGTAGCGAGGCAGATGAGCGGACAGCTAAACAGCAGTGGATCGCCACGTTCGCCGAAAACGGTATCCGCAGCCGCGAGCAGCTGGTGGCCGGGATGCAGAAAGCGCGCGCCAGCGTGTCACCATTCTGGCCGTCGCCGGGGCAGTTCGTCGCCTGGTGCCGTGAGGGCAAGGGTCTGCTCGGCGTGAGTCCGGCGGATGTCATGACCGAATTCTGGAAGTGGCGGAAGCTCGTTTTCAAATACCCTACCAGTGAGCAATACCCGTGGCCACAGCCACTGCTGTATCACGTTTGCCTGGAGCTGCGCCGCCGGGGTGTTGATCGCCAGATGAACGAGAAAGAACTGCTCAGCGAAGCCGGGCTCCTGCTGGCGCACTGGGAAAAACGCGTTGCAGAAGGTAAGCCGATCCCGCCGGTCCGCCGTGCACTGGCAGCACCGAACCAGGACCGGGGGCCGACGCCTGCAGAAAAGCTGATGGCCGAGTACAAGCGCCGCCAGGCGCAGGGGAGGGTTTGACCGTGTGCAATCGCTTAAAACCAAAGCAAAAGGCCATCGTGGAGTTCATCGAGACAAACGGACCGGCAACGCCCCGCCAGATCCGTAAGCTGCTCGGCTGTGATATCCGTGAGGCCTACGACCGTCTCAAGCGTCTGGGTATGGCCGGGATCGTCAAAAATATCGGCAAACCGAAGCATCCGGAATACCAGCTGGTGCAGCGCTGGCAGGAAAAAATCAAGCAGCCGAAGCAGCGGCTACCAGCAGCGCCATCCGCCGCAGATGTCTGCCGCCAGAACTGGCAGGGCTACGAAATTCATAAAATTTTTGGGAGTGCGCGGGCATGAGTGAATCACTTAACAACAAAGAGCTGATCGCGGTTGGCCATGAGTTTGCGAAGGCAATGACCAGCGACACGCCGATCATCGAAATCGCAAAAATGATGTCTCGCCTGGCCGAGCGGCTAGATTGCACTACGGTTGCGCTGCGCGAAACGGCTAAACAGCGTGATGCGCTGGCGGCCCTGCAGCAGCAAGATATCACCAAGGTGCTGGATGAATGCTCTGTATATCTCGACAGGGACTGCATCATGGAGACGAACGGCATTAGCTACGAAGTTGCTGCTCAACGAGAAGTAGGTGCAAAGGCTCTTCATGATGCGTTGATAGATCTTAGCCGAAAGGAGCTTACTGCATGAACATTACCGATCCGCTCCTGCAATACGCCACCAGCCGCATCATAGAGCTGGAGCGCCTGCTGCTGGTGGATGTGCCGCAAACGGTCTGGCCTGCTGAGGTAGGACTCGTTTACGCACAGGTTGAAAGCGCCGGGGATCTCCCGGCGCACCACCAGCGACGCCTGAAGTTCCACATCAACCGGATGTGGCTGGAGAAAATGCCGGTAACGGCGATCGTAACCGCTGCCCGTTCGCTGGCCACTGCCATGGAGAAATACGCGTGAATTTACAGGAAATCATCGTTGATAATTTTGCCGGAGGCGGTGGGGCCAGCACAGGGATCGAAATGGCCATTGGCCGCAGCGTGGATATTGCGATTAACCACGACCCGAACGCGGTGGCCATGCATAGCACCAATCACCCGGACACGCTGCATTACTGCGAAAGCGTCTATGATATCGACCCGTGCACGGCGACGGCGGGCCGCCCGGTGGGGCTGGCGTGGTTCTCTCCGGATTGCCGTCACTTCTCGAAGGCGAAAGGCTCGAAGCCTGTGGAGAAAGAAATCCGCGGTCTGGCGTGGATCGTCATTCGTTGGGCGCTGGCGGTTCGTCCTCGCGTGATGATGCTCGAGAACGTGGAAGAGTTCAAAACGTGGGGCCCGCTTATCGTATCGGCAGACGGCGGACAGCGCCCGGACCCGGCCCGCGCCGGAGAAACCTTTGAGGCGTTCTGCGGCATGCTATCTGGCGGTATTCCTGCCGGGCATCCGGCGCTGGTGGAATGCTGTGAGTTCCTCCATCTTGCACCCGGTAGCGATCAGGTGCAGAGGCTTGTGGATGGGCTCGGCTATGAGGTGGATTACCGGGAGCTTCGTGCCTGTGATTTTGGTGCACCTACAATCAGGAAGCGCTTTTTCATGGTGATGCGCCGTGACGGGAAGCCGATTACTTGGCCGGAAGCAACCCACGCGGATCCCAAATCACCCGCGGTGCAGGCAGGTAAGCTGGCGCCGTGGCGCACCGCGGCGGAATGCATTGACTGGTCGATCGGTGCACCGTCTATTTTTGGACGCAAAAAGCCACTGGCAGAAAACACCCTGAAGCGCATTGCACGCGGAATCCAGCGCTTCGTTCTGGATAACCCCACGCCATTTATTGTGAAATGCAACCATACAACCACTAAAGGCAAATACGACTGTTTCCGCGGACAGTCACTGCAGGAGCCACTGCAAACCATCACAAAAACGCACGGATACGCCGTAGCCGTTCCCCATCTGACGAAGTTCCGCACCGGAGCAACCGGGCAGGAATTAACCGATCCGGTTCCTACTGTTACAGCCGGCACGTCAAAGCGCCCTGGTGGCAACGGGCATGCGCTGGGGATGGTAGAGGCGGCTCTGGCACCGTTCATGGCCGGAAATGGTGGAAGCGCCTACCAGGCGAAGCCACGCCCACTGGAAAAACCCGCCCATACCATCCTCAGGCAATCACGTGCTTGTGTCGTCGCGCCGGTGATTGCGCGTCAGTTCGGCAACAGTATTGGACACCCGGTATATGAGCCAAGCGCAACGGTCACTGCTGGCGGCGGCGGTAAGTCTCAACTGGTGGTGCCTTCGCTGATTCAGATGGGATATGGCGAGAGACTGGGGCAGGCGCCGCGAGTGCTGTCACTCGGTAACCCTGTGGGCACGGTAACCGCTGGCGGTAATAAGTTTGCCACGGTGAGCGCCTTCCTGGCGAAACACTATGGCGGAAACTATCAAGGGGCCGGGGTGGCAATGGGCGAACCGATGCACTCCGTAACAACAGTCGATCACCACGCCGCAGTTACATCTCACCTGGTCAAGCTGCGCGGAACCTGCCGGGACGGACAGCGCACCGACGACCCATTGCCAACGATTACTGCCGGAGGCACCCACGTAGGGGAGGTGAAAACACTTCTGGCCGTAGAAGCCGTTGACGAAAAGCGCGCTCAGCTGGCGCTGGATTTTCTGCGCGAATACTGCGGCCCGTCCACCACGGGTCTGGTAACCATTGAAGGTGTGGTCTACCGCATCGTGGATATCGGGATGCGCATGCTGCAGCCGCATGAGTTGTATCGTGCTCAGGGCTTCCCAGAGTGGTACATCATCGACCGCGATTACATGGGCACTCGCTACGCCAAAGACAAACAGGTTGCACGCTGCGGTAACGCGGTACCGCCGCCGTTCGCTGAGGCGCTGGTTCGTGCAAATCTACCTGAAATGTGTTCAACGAAATACAAAGCCGCCTAAATCCTACTTCCACCAAAGCAAGCCACACTTGTTGTGGCTTTTTTATTCAATAGCTTAGCTGATATGCTTCAAGGTAGAAGTGAGCTTTTTGTGCCCTTAACAAGTTGATCATTCTCATTATTGAGTGTACTGTTTATTTATACAGTAATTCCAGTGGGAGGGATGATTATGCGTGTTGAAATCACTATTGAACGTACAAAAAAACTGCCGGACGGCGCTATGTCGGCACTTGAGAGCGAACTATCAAAACGATTAAATAATCAGTTCTCAGAGTGCAAACTGACTGTTCGCCGCGCTGCCACTGACAGCCTCAGCGTGATGGGTGGAGACAAAGAGCAGAAAAAAACTGTCGAGGCGATCCTGCAGGACACATGGGAAAGCGCTGACGACTGGTTTTACTAATTGTGTTCAATTGCAGCCTGCATTTTCCGAAACAACCTCATATTTACTATGCCCGGCTGCTGATTTCTGACAATTGCGTCTGTATGTCGCTCTGGGGGATTTAGTGAATTTAGACATAGCCGAAGCGATTAGCATTATCAGACAAGGAGGCAGATTTATTGTTGACTGTGAAGAAGGGCATATCGTCAGTCTGGAAAGGGTTAGAGAAAAACAGTTCTTGCTTACACTAAACGAGTTTTTAGAGATGGCTGAGCAAGCTGGGTTGATTGACCAGCGTAACGCAAGGCTGCCATAATCAACCTGCCGCCTGAACAACGGCATCGGAGCATCGCAGCGCCACGGAGTGAACACCTTGGCGCAATTACAACTCATCAAGCAGTCCGCTAATATCCTGATCCCCGCTACGCCGGAGACCAGCGATTTCCTGCAATCAAAATGTAAGCTCGGCGCCGTGCTGGTGGCCGATTTCAAACAAGTCCGAAACCCGGCCTTTCACCGTCGTTTCTTCGCTCTGTTGAATCTCGGCTTCGAATACTGGGAGCCCACTGGCGGAGCGATCTCCTCAAATGAACGCAGGCTGGTTACCGGCTATGCCAAATACTTGGCATCGTTCGGTGGGAGCGAAACCGCGCTGCTGGATGCCGCTGAGCAGTACCTCGATCGTATCGCCGATAAGCGCACGGGCAGCATCAGCGCCTGCAAATCCTTCGACGCCTATCGTGCCTGGGTGACTATCGAGTCCGGGCACTATGACGCCATCCAGCTGCCTGACGGAACCCTCCGGAAACATCCCCGCAGTATCGCCTTCGCCAATATGGACGAAACCGAGTTTCAGCAGCTCTACAAAGCTGCGCTTGATGTTCTGTGGCGCTGGATCCTTTCCCGGGCATTCAGAGACCAGCGCGAGGCTGAGAACGCTGCCGCTCAGCTGCTGAGCTTCGGGGGCTGAGACGATGAAAGAGACCTGGTTCTATCACATGGAATGCACCTCGGAGCAGGCAGAAGAGCTGCTGGCGCAATACCGCCGCCGCGGCGTTAAGGTCGAGCGCAACCTGAACCCTGATCGCATTACCTGGACCGTCAGTGCCCAGCTGCCGGAGGGCAATCATCCGCCGCGCCCTAGTAGGGTATGGCAAAGCAAGGCGTGGGGTTGAGCATGGCTAAGAAACCACGTCGTAAATGCGCAAATCTGAGCTGCCGCCAGTGGTTCAACCCGATCCGCGAAGGGCAAGTGGTTTGCAGCTTCGAGTGCGCCAGCGCCATCGGCAAAGAACTGACAGCAAAAGCCCGTGAAGCCGCTAAGCAGAAGGAACTACAGCGGCAGCGCGCTGAAGAGAAGGCTGGCCGTCAGCGGCGCGCGGCACGTCGTAAGGAGCTGAAGCCGATCCGTCACTGGGTGCAGATGACTCAGCGAGCATTCAATGACTGGCGGCGCGAAATGCTGCTGGCCGCCGGGCACGGATGCATCTCTTGCGGTACCAAAACCGCTTTTGCCTGGCATGCCGGGCATTACCGCACCACAGCCGCAGCACCGCAACTTCGCTTTAATCCGGACAATATATGGCTCCAGTGCTCTGCCTGTAACGTCCACAAATCAGGCAACATCGAGGCATACCGCGTCGCTCTGGTCGAGCTGATCGGCGAAGAGCGCGTGCTGGCGCTCGAGTCCAACAATGAAACCCACCGATACACCCGGGAAGAACTGGACGGCATCCGCGCCAAGGCCAGGGCAGATCTTCGAGTACTGAAACAGCAGGAGGCCGCATGAAACTTGAATCTTCACTAAAACACTTCAGCCCTCAGGGTATGAACATCAGCGACAGCGTTAAAGGCACCTCTCCTGACAGGCTGACCGGTACAGATGTAATGGCAGCGATTGGCACCACCAGCAGCCGCGCTCGCTTCGGTCTCGCTGCATTCTTCGGAAAGGCCGGGATCAGCAAAACGGATGAGCAAATCGCAGTACAGGCGCTGGTGCGGTACGCGATGGATGTTGCGCCGAAGAATGTGCGCAAAGCAGCTGGTGGCGAGTTTGGCTGGTGTATGCAGGTGCTGGCGCAGTTTGCCTTTGCTGAGTATGCCCGTTCAGCAGCCAGCAGCAGCACCTGCACCACCTGCAGCGGTACGGGCTTTATCTCCAGGCATGAGGATGTGAACAAACACCCGGGCATTTTCGATGCTGACGGTGTCGAGCTGGTTGCCCCGAAGATTAAAAATGAGCTGGTTAAGCATGCATGCACGGCCTGTGGTGGTAAGGGCATCATTGCTGCGCGCTGCCGCTGTGGCGGGAAAGGGGAAGTACTCGATCGCGTGGCAACGAAAGAGCGGGGCGCGCCGGTATTCAAAACCTGCGAGCGATGCTCAGGCAATGGCTTCTCTTCAGTACCATCAACGGCTGCACACAAGGCTATTATCCGGCGCTTGCCAGATCTGCATGTAAGGACATGGACTCGCAACTGGAAGCCATTTCTTGAGTCGCTGGTGGGGATTTGTCAGCAGGAAGAGGCTAAAGCTGAAAAAGAATTTCAGTATGCAACCAGCTTTCACGATGAAGAGGGCAAAATTTAGCATTTTAACTACATAAAGCTTGATTTTGTCCGAACTTGTCTGGTATTCTTGAGATAGTGGCATATAGCGCCTGTACGAAAACAAACTTAAAACCCTGCTTCGGCGGGGTTTTTTATTGCTTGAATTATTAGGTTTTGCTCCTTATAAAATAACTATTTATCTTCATATTTCTTAAAAATAATTGATTTTAATGCCGATTCATAATCATTAATTTCTGAAATGGAAAGGCTATTTTCATACCTTTCAACATACATTTTTTTAAGCGTGTCGATCAGTTCATCTCTGTTAAATTCTTCACGGGAGTTAGATTTCATAAAGCGCATAATTGCTTCGCCTACTATGGCTTCAGTATTTTTCATAATGGTTCCTTAGTAATAATCATTGGATGGAACCTAGGGAAAAGTTGTTTTTTATCAGTAGGTTTTGAAGTAAATGATGTTCTTGTGAAGTAACATCGATTTATCAAGCATACGCCCTTTAACTTACGAAAGCTTTTTTTAAAAAAGAATTGAATTCTAAGATTCTTCTGCCCTCCTTAAATGCAGATTATCATCCCGCGCTTCCCTAGCGCATCTGTTGAGCCAGCCGGTGTTAGTGTACTGAACCGTCTAGGCCTTATTTCAAATTTACCATCTGGTGGCCTTTTTCCTTTCCACTCAAATCTGAGAGGACTCACAGCAAATACGAGGGGGCTTAATGTCCGAACCTGTATCCGGGTCCGCTGCGGCGGCCAGCGCCTTAACTGGTGCCAGTCTTTATGGGCTTCTCACTGGTACTGATTACGGTGTGGTTTTTGGCGCTTTCGCCGGCGCGGTGTTTTATGTGGCAACTGCCGCCGATCTGACTTTGCCGCGGCGAACGGCATACTTCGTCGTCTCGTACTTTGCAGGTGTGTACGGATCCGGGCTGGTGGGCT